GGAAACAAGACTGCGAAAGAAATAAATAAAATGAATTCAGATCAAAAAAGAAGATACATTATGGAGGGTTAAATGAAGAATCGTTACTCAGAAGATCAATTAAAAGTTTTTTACGATAAGTCTAACGTAGACGGAATGGACTATGTTAATAAAAACGGAGAAGTTATAGACAATGATGTAGATAAAGCCTACGCTAAGATTATTCATCAGGGGGATAGGCAGACCTATCAAGTAAAAACTTACGAAAACACCATATTTGACCCTATTGGAAGATTGTCTAATAGAGAAAATATAATAGACACAAAAATGAAAAACGTTTCAAAAAATACTTTTGATTACTATGTAATGTATCTTAAAACAAACAATTCAATTTACTTAACTAAAGCTAATAGGAGTTTCATTAATGAATAAGACTGGACCACTAGGAGAAGTAGAAAAATATTACATTAAAAATATGTACACAGAACTTTCTGTAGAAGAGCTTTCAAAGAAGTTAAACAGATCTCTCCCCTCTGTAAAAAAGTATCTTAAAAAAATTGAAGAAGAAAAACCTAAACAAAAAGAACCGAAAGCTAGTCCAGCTAGAAATCTATTTGCTTCTAACAAAGGCAGCACCGTAATGACAGAAGCAGCGTCTCAGAGCGTTGATGAAGCAAGAAACAATGTAAGCCGCGAATCAAAAAGAGCGAAAACTTGTACGATCAAAATAAGATAGACTTCAAAGAAATAAGAAAAAAAGCGAGAACAGACAGAGACGCAACATGGATTGTGTGCTTGCTTACGGACGATAATCTGAAAATGATTAAGAGTTGTAAGGAATGGAGAGACTTAAAAAATCACTGTGAAGAAAATAATCTGTTTATTCAGGATTTGTATTTACAATTTAGGTCTCATCCGGTTAAGATAGATGTCTCTGATTGTGATGGGGTTTACTTTATAAATTCTGTGACAGCGGTAATGGGCGGTTTGTCTAAGCAGACTTATACAATAGGCAAACTCAAGGATGGCAAAGTTTTTAAAACCATCTGGAATGTTCCAGAGTTAATAATTGAAAGAGAATTTGAAGATGACGAAGACAATTGCTTCCAAGAAACCATTATACGAAATGAAAAAAAGACAAAGAACCGAAAAGAGTAAATATAAACACAAAAGCACGGGTGACTACTGTACCTGTGCCGCTTACTTAGCAGAAATGATGTGTCTTAGGCTTGCAGAACATAAAAACGAAGGCAATCTTACCCATAAATTTTGGAATAAGAAACCTTGGGACTGGACATTCAAGCAACAGTTATTTGCTGCTAATTCTTTAATAAGGAAGTACGGAGAAGTAGCCGTTGTAAAAGCGGTTACTTCTCCTTTCCTTTCAAAAGTCTTCTCTTTAAAGAATAGAAGAGTTGTTCCTGAAATTAAAAAGCAACTAAAACTAATAGACAAGCAGGCTAAGGATAGTCAGAAGCTAGATATAAAAAAGGAACCAAATGTAAGAAAGAAGACATACGGAAAAAAATCTAAATTAAACAAACTTAGAGGACTGGATGATGGCAAAAAAGAAAGCCAAGAATAAATTTGAAGACGATGTTGTAAGTAACTCCATTGTTAAAAAATATGGAGACATTGTAGAAGAAGGAACCAAAGTACTTAAAGACTTAGAAAGTTTTAAAAACCTTTCTATCTCACCCGCTTTAGACTTAGCTCTTGGAGGCGGACTTAGAGAGGGAAGTGTTACGATCATGGCTGGAGATCCTAAAACAGGGAAGACAACTACAGCGCTGTATGCTGCGGCAAAAGCACAGGCGGCAGGAAAAACGGTTGTATATTTTAACACAGAGGGTAGGCTCACGAAAGAAAACTTTAAAGGGATTAAAGGTCTAGATGTAGAAAAGATTAAAATCGTACAAGCTACTGATGCTCAACCCGTGGTATCCGCAGAAACTTTTCTAAATGTAATAGAAACATATATAAAGAACACTCCAGACTTTTTTGGAATTGTAGACTCATCTTCCAGCATGGTTCCCCAAGATGAATTAGATGGAGATATTCGCACGGGAGTAAGAAACCAGCTTCCTAGATTAAACTCTATGTTTTTTAAGAGAATTTCTAACGATGTATCAAGAACCAAAGCGATGCTGGTTTGTATTTTACACAACATCGCAAACACGGGTGGTTCTAGGTGGTCTCCAGCAAAAATGGCAGACGGCGGAAACATGATTCAGTATCAAGCGGGAACCAATATGGTCATTACGCATAGAGGCAAGTGGGAAGAAACAGACGAAAATGGTAGAGATGTAGGTCAAGTTGCTAACTGGATGGTTAAAACTTCTGCCGCCGGAGGAAAACCTAATTCTAATGCTGTATCCTACATTAAATATGGTACTGGTATAGATGAGATTAGAGAATTATGCGAAATAGCCACTGAGCTTACATTCATAAAACAAGCTGGCGCTTGGTATACAATAACGTCAGCTATTAGCTCTACAGATACAAGAATATTAAAACTACTAAATAAACATGAAGTACCTGAAGACACAGAAGCAAGAGAAAAGTTTTTCAAGTTTCAAGGTATGGCAAAACTTAGTAATTTTATAGAGCAGAACAAAGAGATACAAGAATTTCTTTACGACGAGATTAAGAGCGTACTATGAAAGTATTAGGTCTTAATGGAAGAGATTACAATCTAGACCTTAAAAAGTATATCGTCAGAGAAAACGATACCAAGAAAAAATCTAAGTATCACTTGGAAGCAAGACGACTACTTAAAGAAATGTTTTCTGGATACACTATACTAGAAGAGGTTAAACTTCCGGGTTCTAGAGACCCAGTGAAAAAATCAGTTTTATTCCTAGACTTCTTTATTCCCAATGCCATGCTAGGTATAGAAGTTCATGGTCAACAACACTATGAATTTTCTAAATTCTTTCACAAAACTAAAGCTGGCTTCTTGAAGTCTGTCTCAAGAGACTTCATAAAAGAAGACTGGTGTGAGTTAAATGAGATTCAACTAATTGTTCTTAAATATTCAGACAGGATAGAAGAATGGAGAAAACAAATTGAAAGCCGCTGAAAGACTGAAAGATTTCTTAGACGGTATTGATAATTATATAACCGCCAAGAACATAACGCCAACAAAGTTCAATACAGAGTTTGCTATAGCAGAAACGCTGTCGCTAGGAAGTTTAGAAAAACTAACTCAAGATGAGTGTTTTGGTTACGCATATCAACTTATGCAATATGTAGATCATGTTGCTACAGAACGAGCGCAATGTGAAAATGTAATTCGTTGGTGTGAAAATTCGCTACAAAGCATTATATCAGAACAGATTGCGGATGGTGTTTGGGATACGTATGCTAAACATGAAACTAAGGTCGCTACAATTTTAAGAAATGACCACCTAGCAAACAAAATCAATGAATGGAAGCTAACCGCTCAAGGAAGACTTGAAAATATTAAATCTAGAGAGTATAATATAAGAAGAAAGGCTGACATACTATTTGAAAAAGGTAAGAGAAAATGATAGATAAAGATTTACTTAAAAATCTAAACACAGAACAGAAACAAGCATTGCTTGAACAGTTAATGTCTAACTTGTCACAATCAAGCGATAAAACGGAAGAAGCTACAGAAGAGAAAGAAGCTCCGACCAAAAGTGGGGTAAATCAAGATTTCACAGTCACTAGAGATAAAAATGATGAAAAAAGGAGAACTGCGGTGAGAGCTAGAAAAAATCAGTGGAAGGACAATGAAGATATAATGAAAGACATTGTAACCCCTGAAGGCAAAAGAACCCCAAGAGAGAGAAAAAAACAACCTAAAACAGAAGTTGAGTGTCATGTTTGCGGAAGAGAGTTTAAGGTTGAATCAAATTTAATTTTCGGAGAATACCACAGGTGTAACAGATGTGGGGGAAAGTAGAATGAAAAATCTACTAGGAGACCAAGGCGCAGAAACCGCAGTTCTTGCTGGACTGTTTAGCTATGGTCTAGAGTCATATGTTGAAATAAGCGATTTGATTGATCACAATAGTTTTTGTAATCAAAACAATCAGTTGATATACAAGTGTATTGAAAAGATTCTTGCTAAAGAAGCATCGGTAGATTTACCCAGTCTTTTATCTGCGGCTAGTCAATTAGGTTTTTCAGAAACCATTCAGACTAAACAAGAATTACAATATATTAAAACCTTGATGGACTTCCCTGTCAAGCAAGATAATGTAATTCATTTTGCGGCCCAGATAAAGAAATTTGAATTCGCTAGAAACATAAGAAGTCTTGCTAATAAAATAGGTAAAGACATTGAGGATATCAAGGGCGATGAAGACATAGACACTATTGTTGGAATACTAGAAAATCCGGTGATGGATTTTTTAAGAGAAGAAGACACAAGAGACAAACAAGAGTTAATCTCAGAAGACATTGAAGAATACATAGAGTTTTTACTGGACAATCAATGTGATCAAATTGGACTCACTAGCGGTTTCCCAAGGTATGATGCGGTCATCGGTGGCGGCCTACGTCGCAAATGTGTAGATATGGTAGCAGCGAGGCCGGCGGTTGGTAAGTCTGTTTGGGGTGATAATGTAGCTTTATATAATGCCCGTAAAGGTATACCCGTTCTTATGATAGACACAGAGATGAGCAAGGAAGACCATCTCAACAGAATACTTTCTAATATTAGTGGAGTACCTATTAACGAGATAGCAACTGGTAGCTTTGTTGAAGACGAAGAAAAGCACATTGCGGTCAATGCGGCTGTTGAAGAAATAAAAGGAATACCTTACACATATGTGTCTGTAGCCGGTGCGCCTTTTGAGAATATATTAAACAATATAAAAAGATGGGTAATGAGAGAGGTTGGAACAGACGAAGAAGGTAGAACGAATGACTGTTTAGTTATTTATGATTACTTAAAATTAATGGCTTCATCTGGTATATCTAATTCTGTAGCAGAGTTTCAAGCTCTTGGTTTTCAAATCATGGACCTTCATAATCTTACGGTTAAGCTAGATATTTCTTGTCAAGCTCTATGCCAGCTAAACAGGGACGGTATAACAAGAGAAGACACAGGCTCTATGAGCGGTTCTGACAGGATTGTTTGGCTTGTTACATCATTGTCATACCTTAAAGAAAAGTCCGCAGAAGAACTAGCAGAAGACGGTCCAAGAGCAGGTACTCATAAGGTCATTAATCTAAAAGCTAGGCATGGTCCGGGGCTTAATGGCGGAAACTATATAAACTTTAGAATGATTGGAGAAAACGCCAAGCTGATTGAGTTCATGACCAGAGATGAATTTTTAGCAAACGGAGACAGTGACGCAATAGAAGGGGCAGAACTTCCATTTGAAGAGGATAAAGATGAGTAAATACGAAGCAGAGTTTAACGGTGGACCTTCTCACGGAGAAATATTACCACTACCCAAAATACAATCTGTCTATAAAGTTACTAAGGTTTACGACAGTGGACTAATGACAGAGTCTTCATACTGGCTAGTCAAAGAAGAGGGAGAAAGGTTGTTCTACGATCTTCAAGAAGAAGTGTTTGTTAAGTATGTTGACTGCCTTAAAAGAGATCCCAGATGAGTATAATTCCGCTGTTTATAGCAACTATTTGTTATGTATTAACCTGTTTATCAAACTTAAAACAAAGAGATTATCCGCACGCGCTTGTTTGGTTTGCTTATACTCTCGCTAACTGTGGGCTACTTTGGTATGAA